CAAAATTTCCAGGTGAAAGGGAGGAAATGTATCCACTTGCCTGTTGAGGGACACTCGCTTCAATCAGACACCAAATCGTTTTTGTCTAAGTCAAAAACGGGTATGTCTGTTGCTGAGTACGTAGAAGATAAGCTAAAGAAACAAGCTTCGAATGCTGCAGGTGGAACCCTGAATAGCTCAATCGATTTGAATAGGCCAACCAACTTCCCTGAATTCCTGAATCAACTATGCACTGAAACAGATCCAGATGTGCCTGGATGTTTTGAGAATATGCTTTATGATGTCGGACCTGATAATTCTTTTTTTACAGGCTTGAAAAGAGATTCTTTGGAGGACTTCCAGATATTGTTAGGACTTTTAGGTAGCACTCCAATGTTGCGATATTGTGCCAACCAGAAACACAATATAGAACAGCTACTACATATACAGAACATGGGTTTGACGAAGGGAACGTTCAGTTTCTTTAATTCTGGTTCGCAGGAGTGTTTATACATTGTACAACATGGTCATCAAAACAAAGGTAGAGATGTCGGTCGTGCATTTATGATTGTGTCATTCGTGAAGCTTTCAATTGTCGAGAGAGAACTTTATGGATTCCATGATCATAAGATATTGAAGAGAATAGGGCAAAGCGATATGGAGATTTCATGGACAAAATGGAGGAGGTTGCCGAGCCAAAGACTTACATTCCATGCAGACCAAATATACAGTGCACTTAGCACAACATCTATATTCTTTGCAAGAAGACTGGATCTTTATAGAACAGGCCAGATTGATTGGAAAACACTATGCCTAGAAACAAGGAGCACATTTGCTTTGAGAATCTCTATTTCATTGGCACACTCACAAAGCACTGCAGAGCTGCTGAGCGATATAAGGTATTTATATATGAATGCATTTTCTACGCATGCTTCAATCCAAGAGTTTTTATCTGACAAGTTCGCCAGACCTATAAGGACAGCCCTAGACCATTACCTAATACAGAGAATTCCGTTCTTTGACATAACACGTAAGCAATTTGAGTCTGGAGGTGTCAAGCTTCAAATTTCAAAGTATGTTTCTGGTAGAAGAGATGATAAGACTACAGGAGGTTATATCAATTTGACATCTGCACTTAACGGACATATCAAATTGCGATCAATACAAGACTTGTTGGACGATATGTTTATATATGTCCACACGAATAAAGAACCGTCCAGCCCTTATCATGAATTTGTCAAAGCTTATAATGTAATAATTAAGTTTCAAAAAATCTATGATTCCCACACAGTCAATGAAAAAAATGGGGTAATGAATACATATGATGACGTTAGGAATTTTTTGCAGAAGGACGATAAAGTTGGATTCTGGGACGTTGCAACACATGCAGCAGGGAAGATTATTTCAGAGAAGCTGTCAAAAGACAATATCTCTGGGAAAATTGTATCAGTGCTAAAAAATGACACCATACTTGATATGAGCAGCACAAAGTCTATCATTCCAGAAAGAGAAAGAGTTTATACACATGAAACACTAGAAGACTTAATAGGCAATGACTTACCAAAGAAGAAGAGGATACTTTGGGAAATGATTGGCAAAGAAGAGGCACCGTTCCAGCGAACAATATACACTGATTCTCTCGGAAAGTCTGACAGACTTGTAGTCTTGGGGGGGACAAATCGGACAAAAGTGCATGATAGTACAATCGATTTATATAGTAGGTTTGGCTTCTACAGAAGTATTGACATAGCAAGATGGAATATTGAGAGAAATAAATCTAAAGTTATAACAGATATTTGCATAAAGGCTCAATATGGCGCTAAACGTGAGTTTTACGTAATAAATCATGGAGCTAAGGCAATGGCTAGAGTTTTAGAAAAAGGATATCGGGTTGTGTGCGAACATCTTGAGGAAGAAATGATTTCAGTGTCAGGAGATCAGAAAATGTATAATATCCAAGCAGTCTTAGATAGGGCAATGTTAGCGTCAGGCAGAGGCCTCAAAAATGTTTTTTTTTGCAATGGTGACTGCACAAAATGGTCAGCCGCTGAGACCATGGAATGCCTTATTGTTTTTAACAGGGCATTAGGCTCATGTGTTGGTGAAAAGTTCTCTGAATACTGTACTGAAGTATTGTCTTCATGGGCACGTAAGACTGTGGAGATACCCAAAGATTTACAAAAAAATGTATTTTTTAAGAGGACTGGCATCACTGAATACATAAACCAGGATAACTTTAAGTCTAGTCAAAATTTCCTGCA